GTTATGGATTGCGGCACTTCATCCTCATCATCTCAGATACCAATGACCAGGCCACGGGGTTCACGCTGCCGATAAGGCTGGAGCTGGAAGACAACCAAAGAATCAAACACGACTTCGGGAATTTCACCGGGTCCTCCTGGAGCAAAAACGATTTCACCGCATCGAACGGGGTGCGCGTGCTCGCTCGCGGGCGCGGGGAGAAAGTGCGCGGGCTCAAGAACCGGCAGTGGCGGCCCGACAAAGCGGTCGTGGACGACTATGAGAATGACGAAAACGTGCGCAACCCGAGGCGGGTCAAAGAAGGGAAAGAGTGGCTCCTGAAGGCGGTGATCGGATCACTCGGGGAAGGCTACACCTTCATCATGGTCGGGAACATTTTTCACCCGAAGAGTGTGCTCGCCCAGTTCATCGCCGAGAAAGACGAGGACGGATCTCTGCTCCACATCTCCAAAATATACCGGGCTATCCTGGACCAGGGGAAGGTGGACGAACGGAGCCTCTGGCCGGATCTCTGGAGCATGGAGCGCCTGCAGGCGAAGCGGCGCAAGATGGGCTCGGTCGCGTTCAACTCGGAGATGATGAATCTCACGGGCGCGGACGAAAGCCCGTTCAAAGAAACGTGGTTCAAATATTTCGAGCGATCGCAGTTGAAAAATCAGGTTTTGAGCGTCGCGACGTTCACTGATCCGAGCGCTAAATCAGGCGAGGCGAACGACTTTAAAGCGACCATTACGGTGGGTTTAAACAGGGCTGAAATGGTCTTTTACTGCCTCCATGCCTGGATCCGGCATGCCTCTCCGGGAGAGATGTTTGCGGCGGCGTATCACCTGGTGGACGAGTACGGCGGGAACATCGGGATCGAGGATAACATGCTGGAGGACTTCCTCCACGAGGCGATCCAAAGCTACGCGAAGAGCGTAGGGCGATATCTCCCCTGGCTGCCGCTCCATCACTCGACCAACAAAGAGACGCGGATCATCGGGACGTTGAGCTACCTGGTGGAACACGGAAAGTTACTCTTCGAGAAGGGCCAGAGCGACCAGGACACGCTCATCGAGCAGCTCGTCTATATCCTCAACAAAAACATACACGATGACGGGCCGGATGCGCTTGAAGGGGCGGTGAGGATGTTGCAGGGGGCAGGCGGGCCGATTGAATATAAGACCGTGCAGGGTCGCCGGTTCGAAGAAGGGCAAGGAGCATACTGAGGAATTTTTGATTTTAGATTGCCGATTTTAGATTACCGGAGCGAAACATGCAGATCCTGGATCAATTCAAGAGGATGTTCAAGCCAAAGGCAAAGCCGGAGCCATACGGAGACAGCACTGCCACCATCCGGGACCGCTGGAGCTCCTATCCGAGCGGCGGTCTGACGCCGCAGACTCTGGCCTCGATCTTTCGGCAGGCGGATATGGGCGACGTGTCCAGGCAGGCGGAGTTGTTCGAAGAGATGGAAGAAAAAGATCCCCACCTCTCCGCCGAGCTCCTCAAGCGCAAAAATGCGGTGAACAGCCTGGATTTCGACATCCTGCCTTATGAGGAGGGAACGCGGACCAGCGTGCCAAAGACCAAGGGCAGGCCGGCCAAGAGCGACAAGGTCGTGGACTTCTGCAGGGACGTGGTCTTCTCCATGAGCGGGTTCGAGGAGTCGCTCTTCGACTTGCTGGATGCAATCGGCAAAGGCTTCGCCCTCTCCTGGATCAAGTGGGAGATCGTGGAGGGGAAGGCGGTCGTCACGGATCTTGAGTGGATCCACCAGAAGCGACTGTCGTTTATCAAGGATTTCGTGCCGGCACTCATCACCCTAGGAAACCTTTACGGCGAGGAGATCCCGGCGTTTCAGGCGATCTATCATCGCCACAAAGCGCGTTCCGGTTACGACACCAGGGCGGGGCTGCTCAGGGTATGCGCGTGGATGTACCTCTTCAAAAACTACTCGATGAAAGATTGGGTCGCCTTTGCCGAGGTCTTCGGCATGCCCCTGCGGATCGGAAAATATGAGCAGGGCGCCAACAAGGAAGACAAGGACGCCCTCGTTGCAGCCATAAAGGCTCTCGGCAGCGACGCGGCCGGCATCATCTCGAAAAGCACTGAGATCGAGTTCGTTGAGGCGGTGAAAAAGGGCGGATCGGGCGACAATGTTTATGAGGCCCTCGGGGATTTTTGCAACAAAGAGATGTCAAAAGCCATTATCGGCGCGACGCTGACAACCGACGTGGGAGATTCGGGTTCTTACGCGGCGAGCAAGACCCACAATGAAGTCAGGCTGGATCTGGTCAAAAGCGATTGCTGGTCTATGGCGAACACGCTGAGGACGCAGCTTTTGCGGCCGCTCGTGGGCTTCAATTTCGGGTGGGACGTTCCCGTGCCCTGGTTCCGGTTCGCACTGCAGGAGCCGGAGGACCTGAAAATGCTCGCCGAGGTTTACATGAACGTGATCGGGTTCGGCCAGCCCGTGGCGGCCGAGCACGTAAGCGACCGGTTCGGGATCCCGCTGCCGGAGAAGGGGCAGACGGTTCTCGCTCCCGCCAAACCCTCTGGGCCTTTCCCGATGAAGAGGTTTTCCGCGAAAATGGCCCAGGATCGATTTTCTCGGGCGGGGACGGCCAAGGGCCTGGGCGGAGCGGAAAAGATCGCAGGGAAGGCCCAAGGCGCTAATTTCTCGCCGGAACAGGAGGAGATCGAGGAGCTCGCGGACATCTCCGTGCGGGATGCCGTCGAAGCCATGCGATCCCTGGAGGCACCGGTGAGGGAAATGATCGCCGGCGCATCGAGCCTGGAGGAAGTGCGCGACAGGATACTGGAGCTCTATGCCGGCATGAATGGTGATGATCTGGAACAAACGCTCGCGGATGCGCTGGCAACGGCGGCGCTGCACGGATTAACAACCAATGACGACGGACAGCCGACGGCCGACGGCGGTCATCGGTCATCGGTCAGTAGTCGTTAACGATGGAAATCAAGATCAACATAGCGGGCGAAGAGAAGGTCCTGAACATACTGGCGGAGACCGGCCGGGCGGCAAGCGATCTCACGATGCCGTTCAGGGACCTGGGAGAGCGGCTGGTCAGAAAGGTCGGGCAGAGGATCCGCGGCCGGGTGCTCAAGGCGAGATCCGGAAGGCTTAGCAACTCGCTGACCTATGACGAGACGGCCAGGTCGCTGACCGTCTCGGCAGGCGGGGAGCCGGACGTGCGCTACGCCATGATCCACCAGAAGGGCGGGACGATCAGGGCGAAGAACAAGAAATGGCTGACGATCCCATTTCCGGGAGGGCCTGCCGACAGACCAGTGCCTCTCCGGGCGAGCGATTTCATCAACACGTTTGTCGCCAAGGGCATTATTTTCCAGAAGCCGGCAGGCAAGGCAAAGCCTATCCCGCTTTTCATCCTGAGGAAGAGCGTCGATATGCCCGCGAGGCCGTATATGTACCTGGAGGAGTCGGATATCGCGTACCTGCGAAACAGCGTGAGCGAGTATCTCGCGGGGCGGTGGGGGAAAGGATAGAATAAATCGGACCGATCAATCGGATCGGACCGATCAGACAGATGAAACCAAAACCGTTTAAAGAAGCAGTCGAGTTTTATAGAAGCAAAACCGCGCTTCCGGAGGCGCAGTTCAACGCCCTGGCGGCTGAGATCGGAGACTATGCCCACAGCCTGGCATTCAGGGTTAAAGGCATCACCCAGGCGGACGTGCTCATGGACCTGCACGCGGAAGTGATCAAATCCATTGAGTCGGGACAGACCTTCGGAGAGTTCCGCGAAGCGATCGACGAGATCATGACAAAGCGGGGCTGGAGCGGCCTAAGCCCGTATCGCCTGGATAACATTTTCCGGACTAACCTGCAGAGCGCGTACAGCGTGGGCCGCTACAAACAGATGACGGCTATCGCGGAGAGACGGCCCTACTGGCAGTACGACGCGGTGAACGACAGCCGGACCAGGCCGAGCCACCTGGCCCAGGACGGAAAAGTCTACCGTCACGACCACCCGTTCTGGAGCATCTGGTACCCGCCGAACGGATACCGGTGCCGCTGCCGCGTCGTGTCGCTGAGCCGGGAAGAAATGCAGGAAGACGCGCTGGCGGAAGAGACGCAAGGGACGGATCTCAGACCGGATGAAGGGTTCGCTTTCAACCCGGCGACGGAATCCTGGAGGCCGGACATGAAGAAATATCCGGCAGCCTTGAGAAGGATCATAGAGGAGGATCTCAAATGAAAATCGCATACGTTTTGAAGCCTTTCGACTTGTCGCTCAAGGCCCTGAGCGAGTCCGGAGGGCAGATCGAGGGACTCCGTCCCGCTTCCAGCCCACTAGGGCTTCCAGCCCGGAGGGGAGGGGACTCCGCCCCGGAGGGGGCGCCGGGCGAGTTTCAACTGCTCCCCTATGGGCAGATCGAGATCGAGGGCGAAGCGCCGGCAGTGGTGGATGAGGAAGGCGCCCGCTCCGTGATCGAGGACTTCAAGCGCCGGGGAAACGACATGGTGATCGACTATGAGCACCAGACGCTCGGCGGCGGTCAGGCCCCTGCGGCGGGCTGGATCAAGAGCATCACGGACAAAGGAAAAGACGGCATCCACGTTGTGGTGGAGTGGACGGAGAAAGCCAAGGAGTATCTAAAAAACAAAGAATATAGATATTTCTCGCCGGTGATGTGGATCGAAAAGGCCACGCGCCGGGTGGTGAAGATCGAGAACGTGGCGCTTACGAATTTTCCGAAAGTGAACAACCTTAAACCCATTATAGCGAAAATGAACGAGAGATTGGAGGCAGATCGGACGGATCTGTCGGATCAGACGGATAAAACCAACAAAAAAGAAGGAGGTAGAATCATGCTTGAAAAACTGAAAAACCTTTTAGGACTCCCGGTGGCTGCGGCAGAGGAAGCGGTCACCGGAGCCGTGGAGCTGCTCGTGGCCAAAATGAAAACCCTGGAGCAGAGGCCGGAGGTGATCGCCTGCAAAGAAGTACTGGAGGCCGTCGGGGCCAAGGCGGACGCAACCAAAGAGCAGGTGATCGCCAAGGTCGTTGAGATCAAGGACGCCGTCGGCAAGAAGATCGGCGTCGAGGCCGAACTCGTGGCGCTGAAGAAAGACCACGACGAGCTCAAGACGAAATGGGACAACCGAAATGCCGAAGAGCTGATCGCCAAGGCCCTGAGCAAAGGCCAGATCAC